TTATATGAATAAAACAGATTTTATAAATTATGTTTTAAAAAAATTTAAAAATTATACTAACTTTATTAAACATAAGATATATCAATTAGCAAGAAAAAGAGATTATATAACAACTATCAAACATTGTTTTGATAAAAACATTTCATATCACGAGGAACTCGATTTAATCTGATGTGAATTATTCCGTTGTAAGTATCATCTCTAAAAAGAACCTTATTCTCAATTTGATATTTTAATTCTTCATATTTCATTTGCCATTTGCATGTACAACATTGTAAAATAGTTCTTTTAAATAGTGATTTTCCGTATTTTTCAATATCAAAAAGTAAATCTTTGCTACTTCCATAATAAGATCTCCAATCAGATTCTTTAATTATTTTTCTTTTTTTTATTTTACCTTTTAGCGGTGGTTTAGTTAATTTACTAAAAAATTGCTTACAACCCCAATAAAATCTTTTTTCATCATCCTTTGCATTCAATCTTTCTATAACATATACAAAACCTAAATAATTTTCTATTTTTTCTGGTATGTTTTCCCATTCCATTAAATTAGTTAAGCAAAAAATTTTATAAATCTATGAAAAATATAATTTGACAACATAAAAAGGAATGTTATAATAAATCATGGATTTAAGTATTTGTTTATTATATAATATAAATATTATAAATCTAAATCGTTTAATAGAAGAAAAGATTTGGATAGAAATAGATAATTTTTTATTTGATAATAACTTAAAAAATCTTCCAGAAAATTCAAAAGACAGAAAAAAAATATATAATCATTTTATTGCTTCGAATCTTTTAGAAGTTTTGAATCAAAATTATAATAATATTTTTATATATAATAAAAATTATAACACATCTTCTTTTGTTATAAGCAAAAATATAATAGACATTGTAAAAGTGTTTAAATTAAACCTTTTTGATGTTGATCTGGACATTAATAATACAGAATTGTTAATAGACAGAAATATAATATATCAATTTAAGTGTTTAGCAGAAAACAAAAAGAAAATCAACTTTAAAAAAATTCAAGATTTTTGTGATAAAAACTCTTTAGTATTTTTATCAGATAAAATTAAAAATAATCTTAAAACTAAAATGCTATTGCATAAATAATGCTATGAAGTTTAATAGATTTATAAAAAAAGCTTATGTTTTGTTAGAACAAGATCAAGCGCCTCAACCTCCGTCGGCTGGAGGTGATCCTTCTGCTGGTGGACAACCACCTTCTGCTGCTCAACCACAAGCAGCTAATCCAGATCCTAATCAGGTTCAAAATTCTGAAGAAGGTCTTTTGGAAGTGGCTAAGAAACTAATTTTATGTTTTAAACAGATATCAGAATCAAATGATATAAAGGAAAGGGATTCATTTATTCAGGATCTTATGAATGCTAGTAAAGGAGAAGCTAAGGTTGCATTACAAGCAATAGGACAAGTGTGTGATGAATATTCTCCTCAAGCAGTTCCACAACAATTTTAATTTAAACTAAATAATAATATGTCATCACAAAAAGCAAAATTCGAATCTAAAGAATCTTTCGATACTTTAGTAAATCAATTATTAGGAACTTATGTATTTGAAGCTAATCAATTTGATGAAGATGATGAAAATGATGTAACTGATCAAGAAGTTTCTAAAGAAGTAAATGAAATTAAAAAGCAAAAAGATAAGCAGAAAGCTTCTGTAAATCCCGCTGAAGTAAAAAAAATCATGCAGGGAGCTAAGAAAATCGGAGTTCCTATTGGTGGGCAACAACAATAATGAAATTTGACCAAATAGTCCAAGCTATATTGATAGAAAAAGCTATATTTTCTCCTAAAGAAGATATAGAAATTATTGGTATTGGAAAATTTGGTGCCAAAATAGATAGTGGAAATGATGCTTTCGGTGTACTTCATGGAGATGACATCAAAGTAGAAGATGATGTAGTTTATTTTACTACATCTGATAATAAAAGATTTAATAGACCTTTAATCGATACAATTAAAATTAATGTAGGTGCTGGCGTAGAAGAAGACAGACCCATAGTACATTTTGACATAGTTTTAAAAGGAAACAAATATAAAAATCAGAAATTTTCTATAGGGAATCGTTCTGATAATGAAGAGAAGGTTCTTATAGGATTAAAATTTCTAGAACCATTAAAAGCACTAATTCAGTGTTAAATAATGTTTATGAAGAAATTTTCCAAATTTTTAGAAAATTCGTTTAAAAGTTCTAACTTACGAAGAGTAAGATTAAAAGTTGATCCAGCGTTTTGTGTAAACGGAGAAATTGCAAAATTTCAAGGTTATGAAGGCTTTATTTTGTCAGAAGATGGTATCAATGCTAAAATGTACATAGAAAATTCAGAAGGCGGTGTAATCACTACAATACCTTGTGGAATGATAGATATTGAAAGTGGATTAACTCCTTTAGAAAAACTTAAGATGAATGTTTTGATTTATCTTAAAGAAAATAAAGAAATGAGTTTTGATAGTCCATTAGTTCAAATGGTAATGAATAGTTCTAATATAGAAATGCTAGAAGCATTTCTATTAAATAATGGATGTACAGAAAAGGATTTACTAGAGATTTATAGATCGGAATACTTATAATGAAATTCGACGAACAATACCAAAAACTTTTAAACCATTACATAAGTGAAGGTATTGGTGCTGCTATTAAGGATACCTTCAGAAGAAACTTTGTTGATCCAGCTATTCAGATGAATCCTTGGAGAAATGAAAGAGGTAATTGGGCTCAAGATAGTTTAGATAAAAAACAAACCCTTGCAGAGTTAAATCCTAAACAGCAAGGAAAAGCGCAAGCACAAGGATCAAATAATTCTAAGTATATTGAAAGTTATAAACAAACTCAACTAAAATCTACTATTACTTATAATAAAGAAATTTCCTTTATAGATAGAGGAACAGTTCTAGGTCAATTTAAGTTTAATTGTAATGACTTTATCACTAGAAAAATTAATATAAATAATATGTTATTAAGTAATGCTACTGTTGCTCCTAATCTATATCAACAAGCATTACAGTTTTTGGCTTCTTATGATTTAAGAAGGTTGAGAATTATCGATTCTCAAGTAGAAAAGGATATAGCTAATGCAATTAGACCCGCTTTATTAAAAGATAAATTAGATCCAGCTAATGTAGCAAATAAAACTACAGAAATTATAAATGAACTTAAAAAATATATAGATTCTATATTTGTTCCAATTAATTTACAGACACAGCAATCTTCTATTTATGAAAAGGCTGCTTGGTATTTCATACTTGCTAAGTATCATCAATTAAAATCGTAATGGAGCAAGATTTATCTAGTATATATTCTAGCAATGTTCAGGGTAGAGGAACAGTTTCTACTCGTCTTTTTAGTTCTTCATCTGGATCTCCTATGTATGAAAGAGATCCAGCATTAAGAAATTTAGAACAATCAGTGTTTTCTAAAATAAATGAATTGACTAGAGAACATGAAGCTCCCAAGCCATCAGTTGTTAAAACCAATGACTTGAGAGCTGTATCTGTTGAAGAAGCTATGAGAGAATTGTTAGAATTAGAAAGGTCTAATGGCTTCTAGGTAAAGGAAGGTTTTATAACTTTACTGATAAAAGTAAATAAGTAAGGATTTAATTTATATCTGATAGTAAAATAATGCTCCATTATACTAAATAATAGTATATGGGTTATACATGCGGTCGCAGACATACAGAAGAATCTTTAAGAGATATTGCTAAACAATATAAAACCAGATCAGAATTTCAAATTTCTGATATAGGTGCTTATAGTAGTGCTAAAAGAAAAGGAAAAGAATTTTTAGATTCTATTTGTGAGCATATGATAAGTGGATCGTATTCGACACCACAATTGATATGTAAGCATATTATGGAAGAATTATTGGGAATTGAATGTGAATATAATACAAGAAAAATAATCACTCCTTATGAATTAGACATTTATTTTTCACAATTTAAATTAGCAATAGAATATAATGGAAAAGGATGGCATTATAAAGAAGAAGTCGTGGATAGAGATAAAATAAAAGTAAAAATATGTAGTGATAAAAATATCACATTGGTAATAATTACTGAAAATAACAGAGATTATGAATCCGACGTAAAAACACAATTAATTTCAAATTTAGATTTAATTAATAAAGTCACAAAAAATAATTTTTCAGAAAAAGATATAATTGATATAGATTGTAAAAATGTTTACGATTTTATATTAAAAAGAAAAGATCTAGATGAAATTAAAGACAAAATATCAAAATGTAGTTCTATTAAAGAATTTCAAAGAAAATATATTTCAGAATATACTTTTTTAAGAAAAAATAAAAAATTAGATTTATTAAACGAGATACGAACTGTAGATATATATTCAGACGAAGAACTTCTGAACAGATGTAAAAAAATTTCAAATTATACTGATTTTATTAAAGACCATCATTCACTTTATCAGAGATGTATAAATAAAAATCTATTATTAGTTGCCACTGCGCATATGAAAAAACACAAATGTTTGTATAGACAACACACAAATAAAGAACTGATGGATTTATCTAAAAATTATAACTTTAAATCACAAATGAAGATTTCTAATACATCGTTGTTTAACGAATTAAAGCGAAGAGGAATTCTAGATAAGGTTCAGTATAATAAAGATTTCGTATATGTTCATAGTAAAACTGCCGAAAAAGAAGATAAATTAAAAAAATGCTTCGAGGAAGCTATAAAATATGATAATTATGAAGATTTTAAAAACGACAAAGAGCTTTTTAATCAATGTAAGAAATATAAAATAATAAACAAAATTACAGAAAAATTTGAAAAAGAAGATATAACAAAAATTATACTAGATGAATCTAAAAAATATAAAAATTTTGAAGAATTTACAAATAGTATTTGGTACTTAAAAAGTAAAAAATACGTAGGTTTGATACAAAAAATAAAATCACAAAATAATTGGGATTTCTTTAAAAAAGGAAAAATGAATTATATAGAAAAATTTCCAAATATAATAGAACTGATAAACAAAGATGTAAATTTGGATACCATAGTTGAAATGACTAAAGTCAAAAAAACTACTATTTGGAGAATTAAAGTACGAATGCACAAGGCAGGAATATTGAAAGTTGAATATAATTTGAGAAAAAAGGATAAATAATTGTAGGATGAGCAACAAAAAACGCTCTACTCAAAAGAGTAGTAAAAGCGAGGGGATTGAAGAAATTCAATCCGAAATTCAGCCCAAAAAAGACACAAGTCCTTATGTTTTTCAAAAGGAGAAAATAGACTTCTCTTTAAATATAAAAGAAATCCCTTGGACTGAAAAGCAAAAAGAAATAATAAATACTGTTATAGAAAAAAAAGCAAACATGACGTTAATTGACGGAATTTGGGGTTCGGGTAAGACGATCATGGCCGTTTATGCTTGTTTAAAACTTTTAAACATGAAAAAGATTTCAAATATTCTTTATGTAAGGAATATTGTACAAAGTGGTACTGGAACACTGGGCTGGCTTGGAGGTGACCTCCAGACCCGTCTAAGCCCGTATATGGTCCCACTTAACCAGAAGCTGGAACAGCTTCTTCCAGCTAATCAAGTTAAGAAATTATTACAAGATAATACTGTAGAAGCACAACCAGTTGCTTTGCTTCGTGGTACATCATATGATGCGTATGGAATAATAATAGATGAAATGGGATGTATGTCCAAAGAAGACATCATGCTTACTTTATCTAGAGTAGGTAAATTTAGTTATGTTTTCGGAATTGGCGACTCTTGGCAAGTAGATATTAAAAACTCAGGATTTCGTAATATTTTTGATACATTCAATGACGAAGAATCGAGAGAAAATAAAATTTACACTTTCGAACTGCAAGAAGAAATGGACGTTATGAGAAGTGATTTCTTGAAATATGTGATGAAAAAGGTAAGAGGTTCTAGATAATTTATCTTTTACAATCTTGTAAAATAGGGTAAGTAGATAATATGAATATTAAAGATGGAAATGAAGATTCCAATAGAATTGCAAAAATAATGATTATAAAAGGAAATAAAGTTTTATTATTATTTTCTAAAAGGTTGAAGAAATTTCATTTGCCAGGGGGTCATGTGCATAAAAACGAAAGTTATATACAAGGTCTTAAAAGAGAAGTGAAGGAAGAAACTGATTTAGATATTACTAATAATCATAGTATTTTTTACAAAAAGCCAAATGTTGTGTTATACAAGGGTTATGCTCACCCAGGGTATATAAAGTTGAGTGATGAGCACGACGGATACGTGTGGGCTAAAATAGATAATGTAATAGAAAAATACAAAAATACTTTATGTAATTATACTTTTAGAGATTTATGGCACTTGCAAAGATATTGGAGAAGAAAATACACTAAAAAGCTGAGTGAAGATAAATCATCTGAAGATATATCTTGATATTTTTTTATAACTTGATAACATAAAAATATATGCGTATTTTAATCAGCGGAACCGCTAATACTGGCAAGACAACTTTAATTAAAGATTTTTTAAATAGTTGGCCGAACTACAGTACTCCAGTCTCATCTTATAGAGATTTAATTAAAGAAAAAAACTATCCACATAGCAAGAAGTGCAACCAAGAAGGCCAATGGGCTATATTGAATTGTATGATTGACGAAATGCAGAAATACACGAAGGATGACAAAGTTATTTTTGATAGGGGTCCTTTGGATTGTTTAGTATACTCTCTATGGGCTTGTGAGATGAGTTCTTCTGATATTGAAGAGAACTTTATAAGTAAGATTATTCCAATCGTAAAGGAGTCCATGAAAAATTTGGATGTAATTTTTTATATTCCTATTTCTAAGTCTTCTCCGATTCCGATTAATAATGACGGATTTAGGGATGTAGATCCTAAGTATATTACAGAAATAGATAATATTTTCAAAGCTATATTTCATCTGTATCAACATAGTTTTACTGATAATCCTTTTCTTCCTTCCGATGATTGTCCAGCTATTATCGAGATCTTTGGAAGTAGAGAAGAAAGAATTGCCTTAATGCAGCAGTACTTAAATGTGGATGGTGAAGTTATTGGAGAAGAAGGCGGGTCTATTCTAGATCCCCATAATATTAGAGATTTAGAAAAATTGCTAGAAGATCAGTTAACAGCAGATCAAAAAGAAAAGCTCTTTAAGAGAGAAAAGGAATTAGCTGACGAGTTCCTAAAAAAAGAGAAAACTAAATCTAAACGCTGATAATAGCAGTTATATTATAGATGGCTTCTTCTTCTGCATTAATTGAAGTCATGACAATAGAACTGGTTTCAGCTACAAAAGTATACCGTGAAAACGGAGCAGATATTTTAACTGCTCCGTTTGAAACTCCCATTACATAAGCGGGAAATCTAGCAGCATAGGAATTTCCTGGAGTAATTATAACATCTTCTGCTTTTATTTCTGTGTTATTTGGAACAACCATTCCAGTTTCGTATGTCCCTCCCGCTGGGATCTTGATTGTAACTTTACCTATATAAGTACTAGAAACACCATTTACATTAGAAGTTAGTAAATCTAAATTACTAGACAATGTATTAATTGTATTGGAATGAGTATTTACTAATGCTGATAAAGTTATAACTGCATTAGAATTTTGTGTAACTGTAGTAGTTAATACTGTATTTGTTGTTGGTATAAGAAAATTTTGAAAATCTATGATGTGTGTACCCGTGGAAGTTTCCAGTAGAATATAATCTCCGTTGTTAATCTCTGTAACCTCGGGTAAATCTTTAATATTAATAAAAACTTCAGTAGCCATTTTAATTATTTATTGATTTTGTCGTTTTATGTGATAAATTAAAATAAATGAGTAAAAAAATAGGATTAGGTGTTGTTACATATAACAGACCAGAGTATTTCAAGAAGATTTTCAAGTCTATACCAATACATAAGTTAGACTCTATTGTAGTTGTTAACGACGGAACTCCGTATGGAGAATTAGAAGTTCCTTTAATTCAACACGAAACCAATAAAGGTGTTGGTGTAAGTAAAAATGATGCTTTACGTTTTCTTCTAGAGAAGGATTGTGATTATTTCTTTTTAATGGAAGATGATATAATCATTAAAGATCCAGATGTGTTTCAGAAATATATAGATGTTTCAGAGGAAACTGGAATCCAACATTTTAATTATAGTCAACATGGCTTGATGAACAAGTTACCGAATACAGAAACTCCAGCTCCAAAAACTAGAATTGAGTATAAAAATGGAATTTCTATTGAATTATTTTCAAATTGTGTAGGAGCATTTTCGTTCTATACTAGAAAATGCATTGATGGTGTCGGTCTTTTGGATGAAGATTTTCATAATGCTTTAGAACATGTAGAACATACGTTTAATATTATTAAGAAAGATATGCATCCACCTTTTTGGTGGTTTGCTGATATAGCTGATTCTAATAATTATCTTTCTGATATACCTTGGTCTCCGCAAACTAGTACTATTTCTTCGAAGCCAGATCATATGGATTCCTTTAGAAAAGGACTTGAGATCTTTTCTAAAAAACATAAGGAAAATCTATTATCTATACCCGCACAACCATTGGATTCTGTTAAACAATCATTAAAAAATATTTACAGGAATAGATGAAAAATATAACTTTAGCTTCTTGTTCTTATAATACTCCTATAGTAACAATTACGATGCTTAAATCATTTTTTAAGCATCACGACGAAACAGAAGTTTTGATTTGTGAAAATTCCTCTAATGAGGAAACTGTTAACCTTCTTAGAGAAGAAGGTGTAAATTTCATTAGAAATCAAAATGGATTACACGCTCCTTCTGTTGATATTCTATTAAATGAATGTAAAACTGATTATATGTTGTTAGTTGATACTGATATTATATTTCTTAAAAATCATACAGATATTTTTAATCAAGTTAAACATCTTGATATTACACTTTTAGGCGAAATATGCGGTGATAGAGGAGGTAAAAAATTACATAACAGAGTTCATCCTTGGCATTGTTTTATAAATGCAAAACATATTAAAGAAAATAATATAAAATTTTATGATTACAATCGTCAAATAAAAAGGGATGGAAGTCCAATTTATGATGTTGGTGCTAGCTTTTTTGAAGATATTAAAAAAGCAAAATTAAAAATCGGTGGTGTAAAATTAGAACATAATTATTTCAAACATTATGAAGGAATGTCTTGGAGAACTCTTAAATATGGACAGAATGAAGGAAATATTGATGTTGATTCTAATGCAACTCATAATAATTATGAGTTGTACAAATACGGAAAAATGATAGAAGACAGATATCAATCAGAAATAGAAAATTTCAAACAAATAGAAATAAAATGTAAATAATTATGAAAGATTACAAATTACTTATAAAGTTTCCAACACGGAGCAGACCAGAAAAATTTTTTAATATTCTAGATGAGTATTATAAATTATTAAAAAAACCAAATTATGAATTTGTCGTATCATGCGATATTGATGATTTATCGATGAATAACGATGTTGTAAAACAGAAGTTAGATACTTATCCAAATCTTAAATATTATTTTGATAATAATAAATCAAAAATACAAGCAGTAAATAATAATTTATCGGATAAAATTTTTGATATAGTCCTTTTGGCATCGGACGACATGCTTCCAATAGTAGAAGGATATGATGAAATTATAAGACAAAGGATGGAAGAAAATTTCCCAGATACTGACGGTGTTTTATGGTTTAATGACGGGTTCCAAGGACAAAATTTAAATACTTTATCTATATTAGGTAAGAAGTACTATGATAGATTTAATTATCTTTATCACCCAGCATATAGATCATTGTATCCAGACACAGAATTTACTATAGTAAGTCAACAATTAAAAAAAGCAAAATATTTTGATGAAATTATTATAAAACATATTCAGTATTCTATAGTCAAAGAAACACCAGATGAATTATATTTGAGGAATGATAGTTTGGAAAGTGTTGATAGAGCTGTATTTCTCGATAGAAAAAGTAGGAATTTTGATTTAAATTCTATAAAATTTTCTATAATGATTTGCTCTTTAAAGGCTAGAAAAAAATATCTAGAAAGACTATTAAATATTTTAAAACCCCAAAAGACGAACGAAGTCGAAGTATTATGTTTGATAGATGAAGGAGAGTTATCTATTGGAGCAAAGAGACAAAAATTATTAAATTCTTCTAAAGGAAAATATGTAGCATTTATTGATGATGATGATCTCATTTCTGATGATTATGTAAAGTTGATCCTAGAAGGAATAGATAAAAACCCAGATGTTATAGGTATTCATTTGATCATGAATACCGATGGGAAATTGTCTGGGAAGACGTATCACTCACTTAAGTATGATCATTGGTTTGATAAGAATGGTGATGATCCTTCGTGGAGATATTACTATAGAAATCCAAATCATCTAAATCCAATTAAAAGAGAGTTGGCTATGAAATCAAAGTATCCTAATATTAGTAATGGTGAAGATAGAGTCTTCTCTATGAACGTATTACCATTTTTGAAGACAGAACATTATATAGAAAGTCCTATATATTTTTACGAGGTAAGATCACATAAAGAAGTATGAAAATAGAAAATGTATCAGATAGTTATATAATTTCTAATTATGGTGGAGGAGTAAACACCAAAGAATATTATTATTATTGTGTTAATTTAATTAAAAATTTTTTATGTGATACTGAATCAAAATATAATATTTTTTTAAGTACTCATGCTCATGATTTAAACAATTCAAATAAATCAATCAGTATTGACATACAGTTTGAACATACTTTAGTTAGAAATGGAGGAAGAGGTGTACACCATATAATACATGGAACATCAAAATATGATGATAACGAATGTTATCTAGTGAGAATTGATCGGTATGAATATTTAAAAAATCTGGATTTCATAATAGAATATAGTTTATCTAATTATTTTAATATACTAAATAGCGGATTTTTTGATGAATTCTGCAAGAAATTAATATGCATACATCCTATGATATATAATATTAATTTTGATAGAAAAACCAAAAAGGATGTAATAACTTTATATACATTAGAAAATCACGAAAGAAGAGCAAGAATTCATAATCAAATACTTGACTTAAACATAAATTACAAAAATATAGATAATATATTTTCTGGAGAAGAAATAATAGAGTTATATAAAAACTCAAAAATTTTAGTAAACATTCATCAGACCGAACATCATCACACATTTGAAGAACTTAGAACTTTGCCAGCATTATTAAATGGAGTTATAGTAATAAGTGAAAGATCTGGTTTAACAGATTGTATTCCGTATGGAAAATATATAATATGGTGTGAGTATCATGAAATAAAAGATAAAGTGAAAGAAGTGTATGAAAATTATGATTATTATTATAATAAGATATTTTCTGATGAATCTTTATTGCAGATTTTAAAAAATATGGAAATTCATAATAATAACATTCTAAAAAATTTTATAAAATGAAAAATTATAATATAGCGATCACAACATTCTCTAAAAGATTTGATTATTTAAAAAAATTGTTAGAACAAATAAGAACATATTCTAATAATAAGATTCATTTGATAATAAATGGAGAAAGGGATGGAAATTTTAATGAAACTTATAGAAAGGATATATTGAATATATGTTCAAATTATGATTTTATATATCCTGTTTTCTTTACTGAGATACGAGGTCTTACAAAGATGTGGAATACTTCATTGATATTTTCTAATGAAGATGATGTTTTGGTATTAAATGATGATATAGAAATACATTCAGTTGACATCTTTAATAAAGCAACTGCAATAATAAACAATTCAAAATATAAGGGTTTATGTCGATTGAATGGAAGTTTTTCACATTTCGTAGCAAATAAAAATGTTATAGGATCTATTGGATATTTTGATGAAAGATTGTTGGGGTTTGGGGAAGAAGACGGAGACATAATTTATAGATTAATGAAACATAGAATATCTTTAAATGATGCTCCAGTTTTTGGTTTAGCTAATATAGTTTGTGATGTAAAACATGAAGATGTTAAAGGACATTCTAATAGCAAGTATTCACAATTTAATAGAGATTTTATATACACACAAAAATACGGAAAAGATTATAGTTCTAAACTTCAAGGAATGTTCGACTATCCGATGAAAGAATTATTAGAAAATGTTAAACAATATCCTTACGAAGAATTCTTTAAGGATAATAAGCACAAATTATTTTAATATGAAACAATGTATAATACGTCAACCAGCAGGGATGGGTGATATTTTTGTCTGTCAAAAAATAGCTTTAAAGATTTCTGAGAAATATAAAATACCAGTAATATGGCCCGTGATAAAGGAATATTCTTATATAAAAGATTATATTAAAAACGACATCAAATTTATTGATGAAAATGATTCGTTTGAATTTAAAGATTTGTATTTAAATTCAACTAGATTAGTGGATAACGAGAATGTTTTATTTATACCATTACACAACGATTCGTATCATGCAACTATGGATTGTAAAATATTTGAAAAGAAATATAATAGACTTGGATTGAATTGTCATGATTGGTTAGATTATTTTAATTTTCAAAGAAATAAAGAAAGAGAAGATCATTTATTTTACGATATTTTAAAATTAAAAGATGGTGATAAGTATAATTTAGTGAATCGTATTTACGCATCTCTACCTAATTCAATTGTAGCTAACTTTGAGTATCCTAAAGATAAAAAAGTAATAGAAATAAAATTTTACGAAGGTATAAATGTTTTTGATTGGTGTAAGGTTTTTGAAAATGCTCATGAAATATATACTACAGATACTTGTTATATCTTATTGGCAGAAAAATTAAAATGTAGTACTCTTAATATCTTTTCAAGAAGAACTGGAAATTGGAGTGAAATAGATTATATATTAAATAAAAATTTCAACAAATTATATTAAGTATGAATACTATAAATTTTAATGGAAAACCCTATCCAGAATTTCAATCTAAAGGATTTGCATCACAATTCGCATTTCCCTTTGCTAAACATTTTTGTATAGGAACAGGTTATGATATTGGATGTAATAGAATTGAATGGTCATTTCCAAATTCTATACCAATTGATCCAGTGTTAAACGAATACGATGCATATAATTTACCAGATAAAGAAGTCGATTATATTTTTTCTAGTCATTGTTTAGAACATCTACCTAATTGGGTAGATGCATTAGATTATTGGATTTCTAAACTAAAAAGTGGCGGCGTTTTATTTTTGTATCTTCCTCATTATGATCAAGAATATTGGAGACCTTGGAATAATAGAAAACATGTTCATTGTTTTACTCCAAACATTATAAAAGATTATTTGGTTCAAAACAAACTTGTACATACAAACTCTATCTTTGTTAGTGAAAGAGACTTGAATCATTCGTTCATGGCTGTAGCAGAAAAAATATAATATGTTTGATAATTATAAAAAATTAGAAAATGGTTTGATTAAACAAATAAATTTTTTTAATCAAAAAAGAGTTTATGATGTGGACTATATAAAAAATAGTTATGACAAATATAACGAACTTTCTAAGTATATGTCATATTTAAGATTGGGTTATTTATTGGGATCTATAAAAGATAATATTAATACTATTTTAGATGTAGGATATGGAAACGGAGACTTTTTAAAAGTTGCGAAAACTAAAATTTCAAATTGTTACGGATTTGAAGTAAATGACTATCCTATTCCTGAAGGATGTGTTCATACAAATGATATATATAACAATGAATTTGATGTAGTTTGTTTTTTTGATGTATTAGAGCATTTCGAAGACATTTATGAAATTAAAAATTTGAAAACAAAATATATCTACATATCAGTTCCAGAATGTCATTACTTTTCAGATGAATGGTTTTTAAATTGGAAACACAGAAGACCAGATGAACATTTATGGCATTTTAATTTAAAATCTTTAAAATCTTTTATGAATGAAATAGGATTTGATTACGTTTGTCATTCAAACGTAGAAGATATTATAAGAAAACCTACGGATGAAAATTCTAATATATTAACAGCAATATTTAAAAAATGTTAAACTTAAATAACTTTGAAAATAAAATATATTCTCAACATGGAGAAGATGGAATAACTATTAAATTAGTTGAAACTATATACGAAAATCCTTTTGAGAAACATTTTGTAGAGTTTGGTGTAGACAATGGTTTAGAATGCAATGCAAGAATTTTAAGAGAAAAATTTAATTGGAGTGGTTTGATGATGGATGGAGGATTTGAAAATACTCATTTAAATTTAAAGAGAGAATTTGTAACTAAAGAAAATGTTTTAGATTTATTCAGAAAATATAATGTACCACATCATATAAATTTTTTATCAATTGATATAGATTATAATGATTTTTATTGTGCTAAAGAAATTTTAAAAGAACATATTTGTGATATTTTAGTATTTGAATATAATGGAACACATTTACCAACAGAAGATAAAATAATAATTTACAATAAATTTTCTGGATGGGATGGATATAATTATTTCGGAGCTTCTTTACTCTCTTGGAAAAAATTAGCTAATTTATATGATTATTCTTTAGTTTGTTGTGATTCTTCTGGAACTAATTGTTATTTTGTTAATAATAAAATAATTAAAGAAAGAAATTTACAATTTTTAAATTTGGATGATATAAATAGTTTATACAGACCTCCCATATATGGAGATGGTCCCAACGGGGGGCATAGAGATGATACATTTAAAAGAACTTATCTTAATTTCGAAACAGCAATATTAAGATAAATTATTTATTGATTTTATTTGTATGTTTGATATACTTTATATATGAAGAAAGCATTAGTTTTAGGAGCTGGAGGATTTATTGGCAATCATTTAGTAAATAGATTAAAGTCTGAAGGATATTGGGTTAGAGCTGCTGATTTAAAATATCCAGAATTCTCTAATACTCTTGCAGATGAATTTTTGATATGTGATTTGAGAGATTATAATAAATGTTCTCTTTTAATGTTAGCACCTGGCCAACATTCCTTGGATGAAAAGGAAAACGCTTTTGATGAAGTATACCAATTAGCAGCGGATATGGGTGGTGCTGGCTATATTTTTAGTGGTGAGAATGATGCGAATTTGATGCATAACTCGGCTCAAATCAATTTAAATATTGCTGAATTATCAAAGCTATTTAATGTAAAAAAAGTTTTCTATTCTAGTAGCGCCTGTATGTATCCAGCATATAACCAAGAAGATCCAAACAACCCTAAGTGTTCTGAGGATTCTGCTTATCCCGCAGCTCCAGACAGTGAATATGGTTGGGAAAAACTTTTTAGCGAAAGACTTTATTTGGCGTATGCTAAGAATTATGGCTTGAATGTTCGAATCGCAAGATTCCATAATATTTATGGCCCTATGGGGACATGGGATGGTGGAAAAGAAAAAGCACCAGCAGCAATTTGTCGAAAGGTTCTCAAGGCGGAGAATAATTCTTCTATTGAAATATGGGGTGATGGAACACAGACCAGATCCTTTTTGTATATAGATGAATGTATTGAAGGAATTCTAAGATTGATGGAATCTGATTTTGTTGGTCCTGTAAATATAGGATCTGATGAAATGGTTACTATAAATGAATTGGTTGATATTGCAACTTCTGTGGAAGGTAAGACTTTAATCAAAAATCATATAGAAGGTCCTTTGGGTGTAAAAGGAAGAAACTCTGATAACAGTTTGATTAAACAAAAGTTGAATTGGGCACCATATTATCCTTTAAAAAATGGAATAGAAAAAACTTACAATTGGGTTAAACAACAAATAGAAAATATTTAAATTATGAATATAAAAATAGGAATTTCTAGTCATAAAAAATTTGTTAATAAAACAACTCCTTTGTTAATTTCTACTTTGTTGAAAAGTGGTATAAAAAATGAAGATATTTATGTTTTTTGTGGAGGATTTGAAGAAAATAAAAATTTTATAAAAGACGGTATAAATTGTTATACCGTAACTCATAATTCTTATGAGTACACCTCTTATATAGAGATTCTAGAAAATAAATTGGATTATAATTGGTTTCTAATGCATGATACTTGTTATGTAGGGCCAGATTTTAAAAAAACTTCTTTACGAAAAAACTTTGCCTGATGCTGATAGAATGTGTATAAAGTCTTGGCCGCCAGCAGGTATGTCTATGGGATATATTAAGTATGAATATATGTACAGATATCGTACAATTGTTTTAGCATTAAAAAACATGTCAAAATATGAAACTGTTATTTACGAAGATTTAATAACTCGTAGAATGGAATATGATATACATGGTGTTGTTAAATACTGCCCAGTTTATGGAAACGAAAGATACGAATATCCTCCAAAATCAGGGTATTATGGAACTGATACTAAAAGAATTTTAGAATACTTTCCTCAATTAGATTTATATAAATTAAAGTCTAATTGGGGTCAATCTGGTCATCATACTAATACATTATGACCGATACAATTTTTAATTATGTAGATTCTGTTCTCTTTAACAAGAAGAAACTAAATACTCTTAATGAAGGAGAAACTCAATTCAGTTTGTATATGCTTAATCGTTGGTGCAGTATGTATTCTCCCGACGTTGCACAAATTATTAATGAAACGACAAACCGATATAATAAATCGATTACGTTAAAGCAAGATCAGTACGAATTTTCATACAATATTTTACCAAAATGTAAAAAAAGGAAAATAGATTATTTAAAAAAGAATAAAACTGAAATAGAAAAGAAAGAAAATAATTTCAAAGTTATTTCCAAAAATTTAGAGATTTCTGAAAGAGAAGTGTTAAATTATATTGATTTTTTAGAAACATTGCATAATTAATTATATGGCTATAGAAGTACCCTCACACATGGATAACGTAAAGCACAAGAAAGGCATGATTGATCTTGATGCTAATAGCGAAGGCTTTTTTGGTCTTGATGATTATAAGCTTTCTTTTGTTTTTGATGATATTGTTCTAGTAGAATTTGTAGATGAAGTAGAAGATTCTAAAGGATCTGCTGTTATGAGAAATGGTTTGTATGTCCCTACAAATGTTAATACTAAAGCATGGAGAAAGGCTAAAGTTGTTTTGGCTGGACCAAATGTAGTATTCTGTAAAAAGAATGATATTGTAATTTTTCCTAATGATAAGGGAGTTACTGTAGCAAATATGGAGATTGAAGGATATGGTACAGTAAAGAAGGGTATGTTCTTAAACGAACAAAGATTATTCGGAATTGCTAAGAAAAAGAGTTAAATACTTAGGTGGACGAAACAGAAGATATCCAACCCAATCAGGAACAGAAAAAAGAGCCAAAAAGGCAAGAAATAAAGCCGTATAAATACGGTACGGAATTCAATAATAAAAGAGTTTCTATGGCTGAGTTGGACAGCCTTCTGAGAACTAATGTATGTATTATTTCCTTTGTGAGGAAGCATCCAGTATCTGGTAAAAATACTTACAGAAGAATGTTATGTAGTAATTGTTATGATTTTTTGAATTCGTATAATGGTAAAGTTAAATTAAGTTATCGTCCACCAACACAAGCACCACCTTATAATCCAGCAACATATAATCTTGTGGTTACATGGGATTTGTTGATGATTGATTATAGAATGGTTAATATGAATGGATGTTTTTTAAGTTATCAATATCCAGTAAATACAAAACAAGAAAGAAACATGTTTTGGAGAGATTTGTTTAATAAGACCTTTTTATTGATGTCTCCGCCAGAAAAGTTAGGGTGGATGTCTACTTGGTAGTTGATAAATATTCTTATCCATTTAAATAAAATGAATGGATGATACACTGGAACTATTCAATCATTTCTTACAAAGGAATGTAGTTTTTGCTTTGGATAATAAGATAATTAAGGAAGGCAATCTTTTTTTGTATAAACAAAATGATTATTATTTATTCTTTTATTTAAAGAATAATAATCAAGACCAAAAGAAGTTTGAAATTCCATATCCATTTTCTATTAAAAGAGAAAAAAATTATATAATTTTGGATTATAGTTTGAGTGCTATATCAAAAGCAGATCCCGAATTATATTATAGATTGGTATCGTTAAATCAAAAATCTAGTTGTAGGTACTACAACAACAAAATTTTAGTTTTTGAAAAAAACACCCTTGATTTATCTCTCTTGTCGTAGTATCTTCCGTGAATGGCTCTACTAGATTATTTTCCGAAACAGTTCAAACCTCATTCTCAACAGGTTGAGTTGTTAAACAAAATTGATGCAGCCTTTAATGAAGGCTATAATTTTGTTATATGTTGTGCTCCCACTGGAAGTGGGAAGTCTTTTCTTTCGAAAACTCTGGCAAATGTATCCAGTGAAGTGTCCGCCAGATTTAAAGATTTGATTGACTCCAACAATGCTTTCAAACTGGACAACTACGGAGACTTCATAAAGAAGGAAGATTGTCTTAATGAAAAAGCTTTCGGCGTTTTTGCGTTGACCATCACAAAAAGTTTACAAGATCAGTATACAAACTTATTTGATGATTCCAGAGCACTAAAAGGAAAGTCAAATTATCTATGTAATGTAGATCCTAAGTATGATGTTGACGTTGCTCTATGTGTTTTTACTAGCGGAATGAAAGAAAAGTGTATCTTAAATTCTACATGTAATTATTATAATTCTCGTAGAGAGATGCTCACCAATAAATTTGGTGTTTTGAATTATAGCATGTATCTTTCTCTTCCAGAACATGTGAGGAGGAGGGAGTATATTATTTGTGATGAAGCTTCTGAGATTGAAGATGAATTGGTAAAAAGATTCAGCAGATTCCTACCATATAAATTATTGAAAAGGTTGGGGTATACTCCCAAGGATATTCCAACAGAGAATTATCAAAGATTTAAAATTTGGTTGGATAATTTAGTTTTAAAAATTGGTGATGAAGTAGATGATCTTAAAAAGGCTTTATCTAAAAAAAGAGGGAAAGCTGAGATGGATTCTGATATCCAAAGATTTAAGCTATTTAATAATATGCTTAGGCAAATGCGTGGAACTTTAGATACATGGAAGGAATGTGAATATGTAGTCGAGAATAATATCGAAGGAGTTTCTTTAAAACCTCTTCGTGTTAATAATTTGGCAAAGCATATCTTCGATTTTGGTGATAAAAATCTTCTGATGTCTGCCACTATTATTGATCCAGACAATTTTGCCAAAACTTTAGGAATCAAAAAGTTCAAATATATTGAAGTAGACTCTACATTTGATCCGAAGAATTCTCCAATCTATGTAGCAACAACAAATAAATTAAATTACAAAAATCTAAAGGAGAATCTTCCTAAGATCAAAAATGTAATTGAGAAGATTTGTTCCACTCACATAAATCAAAAGGGTATTATTCATACCCACACAAATGAAATCACTCAATATCTGAGAGATCATCTGGGTGATGATCCTAGATTTTTGTTCCGTTTGGATGGTGCTGACAACGAAAAGATCTTGAGATCTCATATTGAATCTACAGAACCTACCATCTTAGTTAGTCCTTCGATGTCATATGGGGTAGACTTAAAGGAAGACCTTGCCAGATTTCAAGTCGTCGTTAAGGCTGCTTATATGCCTCTACACGATGAACGCATTAAGCGTCTCTTCAAGGAAGATAACGACTGGTATTCTAACAAGATGCTGAATAATCTTATTCAAGCTTGTGGTAGAGGAGTCCGATCAAAGGAAGATAAGTGTATTACATACATATTAGACGGAGCTATATCGGATGCTGTAATTAGAAATGCTAAAAAACTACCCAAGTATTTCCTTTCTCGTTTTGTTTGATAAATAATATAAATGTTTACCTTTAAAGAATTTTTCTTAGAATCAAAAATAGGAATTAATATAAATGATTCTGTTCAAGATTTTACTGGTCAAATTTTAAGAGGTGAAAAAACTATAGAAACTAGGGACGCTTTCTCTAAAAAGCCAGAGAAAGCGTCTCTTCATGCTTATGTAGGAAGAGAAATTGGTATTATAAGAACTGGAAAAGGTAAGGCTTTTTTAGTTGGGAAAGCTGTTATAGGAAAACCTATAGTTTATCATAATAGAGAAGAATTTGATAAAGATTATTCAAAACATTTAGTTTCGTCAGACAGCAAATTTTATATAAAACCAGAAAGAAACAAAATAGGATACCCTCTTATAAATGTAGTTCCATTAAAACCTACTCAAGTAACTACAAAAGGAATAGTGAGTAGAAGTGTTGATTACTAAATAATATTAATGTTTGATAAAGCCTTTCATTTTGAAGTTCATGATCTACTGACGCAATTCATAGCTGCGATGGATGATGTTGTTATAGGCAGATACAATAAAAACAGAGAAAAGAAAGAGGAACTCAAAGTAAGATATGTTCATGCTCCAAAAGAAAGAGTTTTATTTGATATAATAAATAAAGCTCAGAATATTACGGTTCCAGTAATATCAGTTTCTATAACTTCATTACAAAGAGATGTAGGAAGAGTTTTCAATAAAATTGATGGGCTGTATGCTCCAGTAGGAAGAAACGAAAAAGGTACTAATACGGCTAGAATACCGATGCCCGTACCAGTTAATTTGTCGTTAGCTTTATCAATAATAACAAATTATCAAAGTGATATGGATCAAATTATTTCTAATTTCGTTCCGTATTCGAATCCTTATATAATTATATGTTGGAAAATTCCAGAGGAATTTGGCGTAGAATCTTTACAAGAAATTAGATCAGAAGTTTTATGGGATGGTAATATTTCTATGGATTATCCCATAGAAATGGAAGCTGGAACTAAACCGAGATTTACTGCTACTACTAATTTTACTATTAAAGGATGGCTATTCCCAGCATCTGGAGATGATTATTATAAAAATATATATTTTGTTAAATCTAATTTCCGTACAACCAGCAAATTGAAATTAGATTATGATTCTCTTGCGAGTCTTTCTACAGAAGCTGCGGAATATGATTCTATCAATGGAGTATTAAAGGAAACTGAATTTGCTCCAATATCTGGATCTCCGTATATAACAAATTTATATATGCATACATCATCTGGGCCGATGGATGTAAATGGGAATAAAGCTATTATAGGAAATAGCAGTCCTATAATAATATTAGGAAAGAATTTTAATTATACTACTCATGTATTATTAAGTAGTAATTTATCTACATTATATACTAATCATAGCACTTTTAATTTCAAATATTATCCAACTATAAATGGATTTGATTTGCCGACTACAAATTACAAAGTAATGAGTAAGAATGCTATTTATATAAATCTACCTTTTCTCAGCGGTGATAAAGTAAATGTAAATTTTGTAGTTGTTAATGATATAGGCTGGAAAGATACAAACTCTATAAATACAAATTTGATATATATTTCTGGAGTTTAATCAATAAATAAAAACATGGCAGCTAATTTTGATAATGGTAACTCTTCTACGTTTGGTAGAGAATTGATGAATTATATTTCATCTAAACTACCTTATACTGGTTTTGATGTTGCAAAGTTAACAGATACTTTAAATCCGAAGTACAAATATTTCGAAGAGACTGGATTAAGAAGAGCGGAGTCTCTTTCTAAGCATTCCATATCTCAAAATTTTGATTACAACAATTCTTCGATAGGAAGCATTACATCTGACAAGAATTTTAGTCAAGTAATGTATGCTAATATCCAAAAGGATAAAGCGGCAAGAGTTAGAGATTACCGAGTAATGGCAGCTTTTTCTGAAGTCGCTAACGCTTTAGATGAGATATGTGATGAATGTATTAATATTGATTCTTCTACAAATAATTGTTTAAATTTAAAATTTAAAAATATACAATTATCCACATATCAAACAGAAACAATTCAAAAAGAGTTTTCTAAATATGTAAGTCATTTTGATTTCGAACATAAGGGTTGGTCTTACTTCAGACAGCTCTTAGTAGAAGGTGAAATTTTTTGGGAACATATCATTCATAAAGATTATGTGGATGAGGGTATTTTAGGAGTTGTTCAAGTTCCTTCGGAATTGATAGATCCAGTTTTCTCTAATGTACAGAACGTAATGGTGAAAGGTTTCCTATACAGGAAACCAAAATTCGATCCTAACAATCCATTAAAACAGATCGGAGTAGATTTTGTTCCTATGGATAAAAATCAAATTACTTATGTAAATTCTGATGTTTGGAACGAGAGTAAAACAATGAGGTTGCCGTTTTTAGAAAATTGTCGCAGAGCTTATAGACAATTATCTATGGTAGAAGATTCTATTGTAATTTATCGACTTGCTCGTGCTCCAGAGCGTTTGGTGTTTAATGTCGATGTTGGTAATATGCCAGCCCCAAAAGCTGAAGCTTATTTAAGGAAATTAGTTACACAGTATTGGTCAACAAAAACATATGATCCAAACCAAGGTGGTATTGTACAAAAGTTTAATCCTCAATCTATTCTAGATAACTTTTGGTTTGCAAAGCGTGCTGGTTCTGAAGGAACTAATGTTACACAATTAGCTGGTGCTGCAAATTTAGGAGAACTAGAAGATTTGATGTATTTCGTTAAGAAATTATATCAATCTTTAAAAGTTCCAACGACTCGTTTAGATCCACAAGATGCGTTTCGGGATGGTGCTGACATGCTTAGAGAAGAATTGAAGTTTGCTAGATTTATCATCAGAACTCAACAATTGTTTTCAAGTGGAATTAAAATGGGTTTCGTAACACACCTTCAAATGAAGGGTCTATGGAAAGAACTTGAATTAAAAGATGAATGTCTTCAAATAGAATTTAATGTTCCAACAAATTTCTATGAACTTAGAGAAAGTCAAAAATTAGAGTTGAAGGTTGCTAACTTCGGAAATCTTGCCTCAAACGAATCAATATCTCCAACTTTTGCACAAAAGAGATATTTGAATTGGTCTGATATAGATATCAAAGCTAATAGAGAATTTCTTAGAAAGGACAAGGAATTGAAATGGGAATTGATGCAGATAGAACAGATGGGTCCTAATTGGAAGGAAATGGTTGCTCAACAAGCTGCTGGTGGAGCACCTCCAGAAGCTGGTGGAGGAGGTGGGGGTGGTGGAGGTATGCCTCCAGCCTTTACGGGGGGTCCAGCGGGACCAGAGCCTGGAGGGCCAGAAGAAGCTGGTGGAGCACCCCCAGAAGCGGGAGGCGCACCTACAGGACCCCCAGCGGGTGGATCACCGCTTCCAGCGGGAGCACCTCCAGCATAGATAAAGACTAAATAATTACATGTCACAATGTGTAATTACACCAGTTAGTGCGTTCCAAAGCACAAATTTAAATAGTAAAATAGATTGTTTTGGTAGATTAGCAGATCGTATAGTTCGATCTTTGGGAGCACCGTTGATTTCTATTGAAACACATCAAGATCAATTATTCGAAAATATAGCTATAGCGTGTGAAATGTTTTCGAAGTATGCTGGGTATACTAGGGAATATCTAATATTGGATTCTGCTTTATATGAAAAAGGTAGAGGTATTAGATTAGATTATTTGTATACTCTTGCAAATTCTACTATCACACCTCAAAAGGCGATAAGGCATAATACCACTTCTACAGACACGGCACCATACATGGTAAATCCAGATACCTTTTTTATATCTGTATCTTCCTTAAATAAAACATTCTTTACAGTAAACGCCGAACTATCTGGACTGTACACAGAAGGTTTGGAGAGGAATGTTATTTTAAATTACAGTACGTATAATAAATTAGTGACAGCTTTCGCTGCTGATCCTGTTTTAAATCTTATACCAATCTCTTCGTTCTTTATATCTTCTTATAACGAACAAATAAGCATGAATGGAGAGGTAGATAGATCGCAAAATACAATCATATATAACAATATGTTTGACTACGATGCAATGGAATATCGCAAAGTCATAGCGGTTACAAATTTCGAAGAAGGTGCTACTACTGGTGTAAATACACTATTTACTATAGAACAAACTCTTGCACAGCAAACATACTTCAGTTATGCGATGGGTAATCATGGATTTGATCTTATTAGTTGGTATACAGTTAAAAATTGGTTAGAAACTAGAGAGAAGGTTTTAGCAACAAAAAGATCTTTTGAATTTAATGAAAGAACTCAGTATCTGAGAATATATCCCGAACCCACAGATTCGGTTAGATTTTATGGTGTGCTTGATTGTTACATAGAAAAACCAATTAGAGATCTAATAAAAGAAACTTGGGTATATCAATATGCATTAGCATTAACAAAAATTTCAGTTGGATATGTAAGAGGTAAATTTTCAAACGTGAATTTATTCGGTGGACAAGTATTTCTAGATAGTATTAAAGCTGATGGAATACAAGAAAGAGATAAACTCGAAGAACATTTATACACAAATGCTGCTGGACTTGGAGATAGTTCTCCTTGCGAATTTTTAATAGGTTAATTATGAAATACTTACAATATATGTTATGTTTGGTATTGTTAATTTCGGGCTGCACAACCACAGCCGTACAGCACACTATTTACCAACAGAAAATAGAACAAAAACGAGAAAAACTTACAGATGATGCCAAAGATTTTTTGGTGAAAGCAACACAGATGTTACAGGTAAATTCTGGAACTATTGACATTAATAGAGTCAAATCGTTATTAGAAAAATCTCAATCTTTATTAGGAGTAGATTCTGATGATGGAAAAGAGTTAAAAGAATTAAATGGGAAAGAATTAGATAAAGCAATTAATAAAATTATAGAAGAATCTGAAGAAGAAAAGGAAGCTATCGCTGATTTAAGAAAAAAAGATGAAGATACGATAGCTAAAATGATAACCGATGATATTAAAGCACAAACTATAAAAGAATACGAAAGAGGCAAGACTTTTAAATTATATGCCATATGTGCCACTATACTTTCTATATTAGGAGCTTTATTTTATTTCTTTCCTACTAAATTTTTAAGTATTGGAAGCAGTATAATATCTTTCTTCTTTAAAAAATAATATGCCACCAATTTTCAAAAAAGATGAAAGATATAAGCAAGGGATTTTCAAACCTATAAATCCTCAAAAATTTATAGGAAAAGTTGCTATTTTTAGATCTTCCTTTGAAAGGAAATTTTTTTTATGGGCTGATAAAAATCCTAATGTTATTGAATGGGGATCGGAGAATATTATTGTTCCCTATAAAAGTCCTATAGACGAAAAGTATCATAGATATTACGTGGATACTTATGTTGTAATAAAAGAAGGTAATAATATTAAGAGGTATTTGATAGAGATTAAACCTTTTGCTCAAACACAACCACCTAAACCTTCGAATAGAAAAAAGCAATCTACTATGCTTTACGAAAATGTACAGTGGGTTATTAATCAAGCAAAATGGGATGCCGCAAAAAAGTTCGCAGCATCCCGTAATGCAGAGTTTTTAATATTGACCGAAAAGGAATTATTTTAAAATGATATTACTTTAATAAATTGATATGATTCTTTATTAACTTTAGGAGCTGGTTTTTTCTTAGGAGCTGGTTTCTTTTTAGATTCTGGTTTAACTTCTGGTTTCTTTTTAGGAGCTGATTTCTTTTTAATAATAGGAGATTTAGTTTTAGTAATTTTCTTAGGTTGTTGTTGTGTTCTTAGTCTTTCTTGATGTGCATCCCTGTCGGGGTCGGCCAATGTTTCCCCAGCAAGATTTTCTGGTGTTTCTCTTTCTGGTACATGTGTATCAGAATCCATTTCATCTGGATTGAATCGTTCTTCTCCAGTGAATAACAAATGACTTATTTTCTTAATACGATCCCAATTCGGGCCTTGTAGTTCTCTAGTGTTTGTTACAAACACATGTTCGAAATCATCTCTTTGAGATTTACCACCAAATGTAACTTGTTGTAATACTTTTCTTTCTCCTCCTTGGAAAGTTCTGTTTACAAATTTTGTAATAAAGGAACGTACTGCATTTAATTCTGAATCATCATTTGGATTACCACCATAATTTTCTTGGTAGATAGAACCTAGTTTATTAAACAAAACAATCATAAGTTTCCTCTCCTTTTCGGTTTCCACTAAATTTCTAGCCGCTTTGATAGCAGAAATTAAATCTGGTAGCCTGAAATTTGGAACTACGAATGGACCAATGTCTGGATGTTCTGGAAATGGATTATATGCACTCTTTTGATTTATATTATCAGTTCTTAGATATTCCATTAAAGCAGATCTTGCTTCATCTCTTCCACCAAAATCATCAGCTACTAAATCTAGTATATTAATTAGATTTCCTTTACTGACATCAGATTCGATATTTCTATTAAATCTTGTATCTTTATGTCTTTGTTCTTCTTCTGGAGAAGTTACAGATACTCCTCTTTTATGAGCACCAGCAGCAGCTTTTAATCCATATTGACTCCGAGGCATATCTGCTTCTGCTAATATATTTAAATATTTTTCAAAAATTAAATTTTCGTCATTCATTAACGAATATTTATCTTTTATTAATATTTTAAGATAAATATCTTAAAATATAAATAACTTAACCTAAATAATTTTATGTCATTAAGATTGATCGTTGAAAAACCAGCTCCAGAAGAAGAATTCGAATATATTGTCGAAGAGAAGGATCGCAACAGTCCTTCGTCTCTTTTTATTAAGGGGCCTTATATGATGGCTGAAAATTATAATAGAAACAATCGTCTATATCGTTTGGAAGAAATGGTTAACGAGGTAAGTCGTTATAAAACAGAAATGATCAAAACTAATCGTGCTTTAGGGACATTAAATCACGAAAGCAGTGCAGAAGTTAATTTGGATAGAGTATGTCATATAGTAACTGATCTTTATCAAGAAGGTAATGTTTTTCATGGTAAGAGTAAAGTGCTAACTACTCCTAGTGGACATATTGTAAGAGCACTTATTAACGATGGCGTAAAAGTTGGTATGAGTTCCAGAGCTTTAGGGCAACTTGTAGAAGCTTCTGGTGGTAAAAATATTGTTAAAGATTTTCGTTTAATATCAATTGATTGCGTTGCTGATCCTAGTTTTCCTAAAGCTTTCGTAAATGGTATCCTAGAATCTAAACAATGGGTATTAGGAGAGTCTGGTCAATTCGAAGAAGTATATGCTGATTTTGAAAATAGCATATCAAAACTACCAAAGGTTCAAGTAGAACAATATTTGAAAGAATGTATATTAAACTTCTTAAATAAAATTAAGTAACACACTAAATAAAACTATGGATCTTATAAAAGAAAACGCAATAAAGTTTATTGATGCCATGCTAGTAGATAACTATAGCAAAGCACACAAATTTTTAGAAGTCATTGTTAATGAAAAGGTAAAAGAAAAAATCGCAAAAGCGATAAAGGATGAACACCCCTTCAAAAAGAAAAAGAAAAGTGATAAGAAAAAGAAGGATGATAAAAAGAAGGATTCTAAAAAGGATTCTAAAAAGGATTCTAAAAAAGGAAAATTTCCTTTCTTCTTAAAAAAAGGAAAGAAATTGGAAGAGAAAAGTAAATAATTTAACACAGAAAGACTAACTATTATTATGGCAACAGAAATTTCTAAGCTTTTAAAGGAAGCTACTCAAGGTATATTAACTGATGAAACTTTAACACAAATTCAAGAAGCATTTGATAGTGCTGTTGACGAAAGAGTTAAAATTCATGTCGAGAAAGCTTTAATCGAACAAGATTCTGAATATACCCAAAAGGCAGAACAGTTATTAGAAGCTATTGATAAGGATCATTGTAAAAAGTTAGAACGTGTTGTTGAAGCTTTAGATGCCAACAATGCAAATAAATTACAAATGGTTGTTGGTAGATATAGAAAAGTTATCAAGGAACAAGCTAATCAATTCAAGGATGAATTAATTGATAAAGTATCTGATTATATTTCTATCTTCATCGAATCCAAGATCCCACAAAAATCAATTAACGAAGCTGTTAAGAATCACAAGGCTAGAATCATACTAAACAATTTGAGAGAAAATCTTGCAATTGATTCCGCTTTGATGAGCGAATCATTAAAGGGTGCTCTTATAGATGGTAAGAATCAAATTGATGAAGCTCGTAAGCAAGCAAGTAAAGCTAGCACAGAATTAGTCGAACTTCGCGAATCTTTAGACAAGTCCAAAGCTAAGTTAGTTTTAGAACAGAAGACTGCACATTTAAATGCAAAGAAGAAGGAATACGCACTTCGTGTATTTGAAGGCAAGTCCCCAAAATTCATAATCGAAAATATCGATTACACTCTTTCGCTTTTTGATAAGAAGGAAGAAGAACGTCTTAGCACTTTAAAGGAAGAAGCTTTTGAATCTCGCAAAGTAAAAGCTGATAGAGTTGTCTTGGAAGAAGATACGCAAGATTCTTCACAAGATACTCAAGAAAATTTCGGTCACGTTCAAAATTATATGAACGAGTTAGGTAAATACTAATATGTTTACCTACAAAAATTTGGTAGAAGTATAAACATACTTGAGTTCCTGCACGTTACAGTAACATGCTTGAGGTCGAAAAACAAAAAGAAAGAAACAAAACACATATGAAACAAATCAAACCCGCACAATCGTATATCGATCAAGATCGCGCAAGACTTCTTTTAGAAAAGTGGGCACCAGTGCTCGACTATACTTCTAAGAATGTTGCAGCTATCGAAGATGACAACACTCGTTTAAACACTGCAATGCTTTTGGAAAACCAAGAAGCCTATTGCTTACGTGAAGCTAATGTTGCTGGAGGAAACTCAGGAGCCTTTGGCTACGGTGGTTCTTCCATTGGTAATGGTGACTCCGCAAACGGTTTCCCAGCTAACAGAGACTCTTACGCACAAGGTGATGCTCGTCTTCCTAAGATCTTGATTCCCATGATCCGCCGTACCTTCCCTGAATTGATCACCAACGAAATCGTTGGGGTTCAACCAATGAGTGGTCCTGTTGGTCTCGCATTTGCACTTCGTTACAAGTATAGCAATCAAACTCTTGGTGGTAATTACCAAGACACTAGTGTTGGATCATCATCCCCACTTAGTGGACAATGGTTGCCTGCCCCAGGTGGAGTTAATGCTCACACCAATCCTCAGGTAAACTATACTGGTCAGAAGACTCCAGAAGGTGACAATGAATTAGGATTCCAACATCTCGATTCTAGTTACACTGGTGTTCGCAATAACGCACTATCAGGAAATGCTGATTGGGCCTTCGCAAATCAAGATCGTGGCGTAGCCGAACTTCTCAAGAATTTCGAAATCAACGCTAACATCCCAACTGTCGAAGTCTCCTTCGAAAAGACCGCTGTTGAAGCTGGTACTCGTAGACTAGGTGCTAAATGGTCCGTTGAGCTAGAACAAGACTTAAAGAACATGAACGGTATCGACATCGATGCTGAGATCACAAATGCTATGGCATATGAGATCCAAGCTGAAATCGACCGTGAAATGATTATCCGCATGATCCAAACCTCCTTAAATGGTGGTTTCGGAAAGGGATATTCTGTATGGTCTCCAATGTCTGCTGACGGTCGTTGGTTGGTTGAACGTAATCGTGACTTCTACCAGAGAGTTATTATCGAAGCAAACCGCATTGCTATCCGCAATCGTCGTGGACCCGCAAACTTCATCGTAGCAACACCTCGCGTGTGCGCTATTTTTGAAATGCTCCCCGAATTCCAGTGGGTAACCGTACAGGGCAATGTAACTACCCAGCAAACTGGCGTAGCTAAGGTTGGTTCACTCGGTGGCAGATTCCAGATCTATCGTGATACCCGCACCGAAGTACAGAACAGTAATGTTTATGGTGACTTAGGTTATACAGGCCAGACCCCAGGTGTAGAGTACGCTCTACTTGGTTATAAAGGCTCAGAGTTTTATGACTCTGGTATTATCTATTGCCCATATATTCCTGTCATGATTCAGAGAACTATCGGGCCGAATGACTTCGCTCCCCGCGTTGGTCTCTTGACAAGATATGGAGTGGTAGATAATATTTTTGGAGCTGCATTGTATTACCATACAATCATTCTCAAGAATCTTGGTCAGGCATTTACTCCTGGGAACCAGGCCGTATATTTTTAAATTTAAGTATTTAAAAATAAAGCACTTATAAAGAACCACAGAGAAATCTGTGGTTCTTTTTTGTTTCATACTAAATACTATGTATGAAATCATTTAATAAATTAACAGACAATCTTCTATTAGAAGCAAAAGAAGATGTAAACGAACTTCACAAGTTTATAGAAAAAAGAAAAACTGGTGCTGATAAAATTCGTAAAAGTTCCGAAGCAAAAGGTGGTCCCGCTATATTAACAGCAATACATTTTGCAGCTAAAGAAGTCCCATACAAACAAGCCTTACAATTATCTACAAAAGATTCTTGCAATAAGACTTTAAAGAAAAAAGGAGATGAACTAGCTTCTAAATTAAAATCTTGGCATACTATGTCCCAAAAAGAATTTCAACATGTGATGGGACAATTAGAAGCTTATGGAGAAGTATATATAAAATCAGTTAAACCTGATTCTATTAAATTGGATTAATTACGAATCGTATTTAATTTTTCTACTTTATATCCTTTAGATGATTTAATAATATTATTAGAACATCTATTTAGATTGGAAGCTTCTAATTTATTTTGTTTTGCGTATTCAGTTAAATTATCCACTATTATTTTATTTCCATGTGGATCAACTATTAAAAAATGTCCATTATATTTTGTTTTCTTGTTTTCTATTTTTAAGTCATATTTATTTTTTACCCAGATATATTTTTTTGGTTTATTTATAATAGAACTTATATTATTTGGTTTACAATTTAATGTTTTAGCTATATCTTTTACTTTAACATTTTTATTATATAAATTAAACATTAAAATTACTTCATCATCCGTAAATTTGCGTTGAGATTCGAAATGATTTATTAAATAAGATTCATCAAATTTTAACCCTAATGTAGAAGCTGCTGTTTTACATATATTGTATTTCGGAACTAATGTATCTAAAAAATATTGTTCCTTTTCAATACATTTATCTTTTGAACATATTTCTAAAATTGAAAATATAAAATCTATATTTTTGTATTTATTATAACTATGTTGAAGAAATTTACATGGATTTTTATTTATATGTAGTAATCTTCTATGATTTAAAAATCTTTTATTAAAACTAATAGAAGCACTTCCTATATAAAATTCATTATTAACAGGATTTTCTATTTTATAAATTCCTGTTTGTTTTAAATTTTCTTCTAATGTTATTAACATATTATTTCCAATCTTTGCAAGCCATTGCTTGTGGCGAACCTGCTTTAGCATGTGAACAATTATGTCTTTTTTTAAAGCTCTTCTTTCTTTTTGTATTACCAGATTTTCCAGTTACTCTAACACCAGCTTGACCCCAGTGTATGCGTTTAATACTGCCATCTGATTGGCGAGCACACTTAGTCCACTTCTTTCCTTTCCTTGTTGAAGAAGCTTTCTTTGTTACTTTAGTACACTTCTCTTCCATCAACATTACATAATTAATTAACTCATCAAAGTTCATAATATTATTTATCCACTATAGAAAAAATATAATAATATAGATAAATAATAACATGGCTACTTTTTCAAATCATGTTTTTGATGCTTCCACTCAAACACCTCCACCACTTAACGTAAGTTTATCTGGTTCTAGCAATAGTGTTATATTACGTTCGTTAGGAACCCTTAGTGGTAAGACCGTTGCTGGTTTATTATATAATGAAATTAGCACTGCCACAACTGCAACTACTAGTGTATCTGTTGCTGTAGGGACTGTATTTTCAGTACATCCAAAGTATGATGGTTCTACTTTTGCATTATATTTTACTGATAAATCAACTTGTTTATTCACTGTCAATACTGCATATGGAACGGATGTAGTTCAATATTTAGCTGCTAGTGTTATTGGTTATGAAAATAGAGGTCCTAGTGAAGTGAGAAGATTTGCTATAGAAGGTTAAGTTATTTTTTGTTTAAAAAACCCCGTCTAAATGACGGGGTTTTTTGTTATATACTATTAAATATTTTTATGGGGCTAATATTTGAAAGATCTAAAACTGGTTTTTTAAATCCAGTTAATAGTACAGTAGATAAATTAATTTCTGCATCAAATGGATTGATGTGTTTAAAGAGTACAATATTCGGTGGCATACCGAATCTTTCTGGTATAATGATGGGATTAGCTGGAATGATTGCTGGTATGATATCAGCAATTGTAGCATCAGTTACAGATGTTATAACTAAAAGAGTAGGTCAGATTGTGAATTCTATTTTATCTCCAATAAGACAGATAGAACAAATTATTACAGATATTACAAAAGTATTAATATCTACTCAAAATATTTTAGATAAAGCATTAAACATGAATTCTTATTTTCAAGACAAACAGAATTGTGCTAATTCAGCAGCGCAATTAATGAATTGTTTAGCGCAATCCGCTATAAATAAAATATCTTCGAAAGTTGCTATGGATGTAGATAAATTTGTAGGACCAATAGCAAATTCAGTTTCTAAAGAAGCATTCAAAGTTAATGGAAGTATTTCTAATTACGTTAATAGACAAACTGGATTTATTGCAAAAGCACAATTACAGACTAAATTATTAACATAATATGGGAAATCCTTTAGACGAAAAGCATTACGGATTCTTTAAAGGAATTGTTGTTCAGAACAATGATCCAGAAAGAAGGGGAAGAGTTAAATTAGCAATACCAGAATTTATTGTAGAACATGTGAGAGATGCTGGATTAGATCCAGATGTATACGCATGTAGATTTATTGGAGGAGAGAACATTACAAGTATATTCAATGCAGAAACTTTAAAGAAATTCTGTGATAATTTAAGATGGGCTGAACAAGCAGCACCACTTATAGGAGGTGGTACTTCTGGAGTATTTGATGCAAAAAATAAAATAGCTACTGTAGGAGAAGGTCATAGAGGAATTTTGAGAGAACCAGTAGCAGAAGAAAGTGTAACACCTTCTGGTGAATCTGTATCACCGAAAGCTGCCATGTCAGTTCACGGAACTGCTGGAGGATTCGATCAGGGTGTGCGAACGGGAATGTGTGATGTATATAATCAATCATATGCACCAACGGCAATTAACAATGCTACTAAAGGAGTGTTTTCAGTTCCTCGTGTAGGTTCTCAAGTATGGGTATTTTTTGATGGAGGTAGTTTATTACACCCAGTATACATGGCATATGTATATGATCAAAACGATTGGAATAGTGTAATGAATCCACAAGGAGCCAATCCCAGTCTTCATTATCCCGCTGGTAGCGAGAACATGCAAGATGAGGAACCATTCTTTTTTACTGGACAAACAGTTATCAATACTAAAGCGGGTTCATTAGAATTTATAGAAACAGATGACTTTGAAAAAATAAAACTATCACATTATAGTGGTTCGTTTTATGAAATAGGAAATGGAACAACAGTAGAAGTAAATGTTTCTAATAAAGCAACTGTAACAAATATAAACGAACACCATACAATAAAGGGAGATAGTTCATTTGTTTGTCATGGAGATAGACATGAAGTTTATAGAGGACACTTTCATATAACTTATGGAGATCCAGATAACAAAACTTTATATGATGATTGGGTAGAAACTGCGTCTCCAGCATTTGCACATGCAGCACAATTCGAACAAAAAGAAAGAGTCATAAAAGATCCAACTAAAGATGGTGCTGCCAAAAGTAATGCAAATACAACTAACAAACATCCAAACAGATTAACTTTTAATACTGGGAATTGGGCTGGAACTTTGAAAGGCATGAATCCATCTTCACATGAAAAGAGAATACAACACGAATATATGGGATCACAAGGCGGATTTAAGGTTGAACCTGTTTAAGTGATGTGTAAATACTGTCATGGCTGATATAAAGAATACTCAAGAATTTGAAAAGGGTAATCAGGAAGAAGTTTTATTAAAAGTATCAGAGAATTTATTACCAATCGAACAGCAAATCAAGGCTGGTGGTGATCAGCATATCACATACGAAAAAAATAAGTATGAACATATCGGTTCTGTTACAAATCAATTCCCCCCTATTCGTGTAGATGTACAAGGCAAGTTCAGACCTAAGTCTGTAGATATATCTGGTAAGGGATCTTTTGTTAATTATCAGCCAGTATCATATACTGAAGAAGTAGAAAATACTAGATTCCCTTGTGGAACATATTCTGTAATGGTAGGAAACAGATATGATTTAAGTGTAGGTAATGGAGGTATAGGATTTTCTACTGGTGGTGGAATGCGAATAGCTGCGGGTGGTAGAGCAAACATAACTTCAACCAAGGAAGTTAATATAGCATCTGGTGAAGGTAATGTAGATATTAAAGCTGCACAGAATTTATCTCTAGAAGCAGACTCGATGAATTTAACTTGCCCTAATCAAGTTGTAGTTGATTGTAATTTAGGAGTAACTAGGAATGCCATTATTAATGGATGTGCTTTTATTGATGGTGAAGTATATTTACATCACGTAACATGTCCAGCAGAAGTACAATATACTGGTGGTGGTATTGGTAGCTTTGGTCAATTGATGACGGGAGCTGGTCCAGGTGGTTCTGAAAAAGGTGGTGGAGGTACTACTGTTATAGGATATGCAGATGTAAGCTTTATAAAAGATATGCTTACACGCCCCTTAGCAGATTCTAGGGGAGACGTTCATGCATATTCTTGGAATGGGCCAGATAAAGTTCCCGTCCTTGTTTTATCTGAGGGAGGTACACCATTAGCATCTAGTGCTGGTAATGGAGGATCAAAATCAAACCCAACATTTTCTGTATTTGTATATCCACACGAACATCCATTTAATAATATTCCAATTACATTTACAACTGGAAATGAGCAAATGAGAGGTGCTGCTTCTGGATTAAATAATTCAACATCAGCGGGAAATGCTAAACCTATTGTAAATGGCTACAAGGTTCCTGGCGGTTAGTATTCTCCATTATAGTTCTATATTGAATCCATTGACAGAAATTAGCATGTACTCCAAAAGTAGCTTGGGCCGAATGTTCCAAAGGACTGAAATGTCCTTCCTTCAACAACTGATCATGTAGAGTATAATCTCTATCATAATTAATAATACCATCAAAAGTTTTATAAGAAACTCTGGCTGCTCTAGCTGTAGCTATTTTAAGTTTTTGTTCAATTGATAAACCATCTGTAAATCTATCACCGAATGGTATATGCCAATCTCCATTTTTTAGTTCTTTAGGAGAACTAGCTTTCATGGCATCTTGCATTTTATATGCAAGTTCTCTAATTTCTGGTTGAGCTGCACTATGCGCTCTTAACTTAAAGAAATTATCATATTCTGTAGCTGTAAGAAGAGTCTTGATATGAAAAAATGGCTCCATTAAACGGTTGGCAATTTGCTTATGGATTTTAAGATCATTTAATTTTTTAGCATAAACAACAGCAGAATCTCTTGCTTCATTCCAAATTTGCATTGCTTTAATTTTAGTTGCTTCATCAACTTCATTATCTGCCTGCATCCCCTTTTGGTTAGCACCCCAATGAATAGGAATAGCTGGATCTGTTAAAACATCTTCAATAAATTTTTCAATAGGAATCGCTCTTGACGAGGCTGCATTTCGACTAAACATTCTATGCGTCATTACTTCGGCATGAATGAAGCGAGGATATGTCAAAACAAAACTAGTTATCCTCTTATTTCTAGATGAAGTATTAATACTATCAGCAACAATCTCAGCAGTGATCATTTTCGGATATTATCACAAAACAAATGTTTGTAAAGGCGAATTTAGACAATACCATCTACTAGGCCATATTTCAGACAAGTTGACGAGTCAAACCAAATATCTCTTTTTAATATGTTGTCTAATTCTTTCATGGGAATTTTAGTATATTCTTTATATAAAGATTTAATAACTCCCATGATTCTACGGTTATTTTCGTTTTCGTCTTGTAGACGCTCAAAAGTTCCAGCACAAACAGAACTTAATTGATGGATTAACATAAATCCATTTTTACCAATAAATCTTTTTTTACCAACAATACTAATAAGAGTCGATGCGCTTGCAGCAGCGCCTTCCACATAAGTATAAACTTTTGTTTTCATACTTCTAATAGTATCTACTGAAGATAGACCAGCTAAAACATCTCCTCCATAACTATGAATTCTTAGATGTATTGTCGGATCAAATTCCGAATCATTCATAGTTATTTTAGCATGTTGCATTCTTATATCCAATTCTCTAAGCAATCTATTTAATTCGCTGCAACTAGATCCAGATATTTCTGCATAGAAATGTATTGTATTATCCAATGCTTTGATAGATCCATTAGGAAGCAAGAGATCTGACGTTGGTAATGATTGAGGTGTTTCCTTGAATAATTCTTCCTCAAATTCTTCAGACCCCCAATATTTTTTCATATGTTATTATTTATTATAAAACCCGAGAAAGTCCAAGTATGAAAATCCTTTTACCATCTTCATCATCAACATCAATAGCAGTGCATTTCACTTTTGATATTAATCCAGTAACACGATGTTGATATCTGAAAATTTCTTCGAAAGGAGTATTATATGTAATCATATTATGCCACTTTTTTTGTATATTTTGTCTATCATCTATATGAACTGATAATAACCAGTGATGACCAGAAGCATCATCCTCAGATAATCCAGTAAGAGATGTCCATTTACTATTTACTTTTATACATCTACCTTCTGCGTCACATACAAATTGTGCTAGCTCTAAAGTATCTAATATAGAATTTACAAGTTTACTATTTAATTTTATCTCATGATAGATATCTTTTTGCATATCCTTTATCTTTACAACTAACTCAGGCGTCTCTTTTATTAAACGAATCAAATTATAGGTATCAGTTTTTTTAAAGAATTTTGAAGAAAATTTATAAAATGCGTATAAAGATCCTATTATGGCTATACAATAATAAATTGTGTTAACATTGGATGATGTGAGTATATATAACGAATTCATTTAATTATTTGTTTAAATTATCGTTTGTAATTTCAGTTAATAAATTATTCTGAGAATTATTATTATCTGAAATAGTAGTATCTAAGAATGCTTTTATGGAGATGAGTCCAGGGAGTAGAGATTTGAATGTAATTTTAATCCAATCTAAATTAGAAATTTCTCCTAAATCATGTACATTTATAGCATCTAATAAAGAAACGAATGATATAATTCCACTTACAATAACATATAAAGACATTTTTGCTATTAACTTCCATGTATGCATATATATTATTTATCCAAAAACATAACAAAAAGGGATTAGATATTTAATCTAATCCCTTCTGTTGCAACATTTTTCATTAAATCACCAATGTCTTATAACACCAGATATAATAAAAATGCATGTTATTATATGCATAAGCCACCAAAATGTTCTAATAATGGCAGCTATATCTGACTGGGTATTGTCTTCTGCTATTTTATTACCCATTGTTTTACACCAAATCTCCCAGATATTTTTCATGGATTTGTAATCTTATCAGCTATGTCTTGAATAGATTGTCTTTTTTTTCCTTCTACTTTTTGAGCATATTCATTAAGCATCCTAAATGCATACTCGATCCTAACCCAAGATAAACTAATATTATCTATCTTAGGTGTTTCTATATTACCATCATTTATACAATAAAGCAATACAGATATTTCGTCTGGACTTAATCTATTTAATTTATGAGTAGGTATCATATTAAGCTTCGCAACTCTTACAATTCATTATTGACCTGGCAAGCTCTTGGGCTGGGTTTGCGCTACGCTGGTAGTATAGACTTTTAATTCCCATTTCCCATGCGAAAACCATAAGTTCATTTACTTCTTTTGGTTTTGTATTAGGAGGAATCATGATATTTAGACTCTGTCCTTGATCAATATACTTCTGTCTTTGTGAAGCTTGTATTACAATTTCCTTTTGGCTAATCTCACCAAAAGTTTTATATATATCCTTTTCTTCTTGTGATAAGAAATCTAAATGTTGAACGCTTCCCCCTTTCACCAAGATACCTCTCCATACATCATCAGTATCTTGATTTTTTTCTTGTAATAAAGATTTTAGATATGGGTTTCTAAACGTGAATTTTCCTTTAGAAAGGTCCTTAACATAGTAATTAGAATTAAGAGGTTCAACGCTAGGGGATACTTGTCCTAGAATAAACGAACTAGAAGTAGTAGGAGCCACTGCTAGTGTAGTGGTATTTCTACGTCCATATCCTTTTAATAAAGGAGCTTCTCCAAATTTATCTGCTAAATCACAGGTAGCTTGATCTGCTTGTTGTCTGATAAATTTCCAGACTTCTACGTTCAGAAATTTAGCGTCCATGCTTTCAAATGCTATATTCTTCTTTTGAAGAAGTGAATGCCATCCCAATACACCCAATCCTAGTGCTCTATGATTAACAGCAAAGTTTCTAGGTGCTTGCATGTACTTATCATTTTCTGTTTTATCAATAAATTCAGTCATTACTGCATCAAGAAAATGAATCATGACTTGCACAGCATCAGTGTTCTTCCATTCATCCCATGTTTCGAGATTCATAGAAGCCAAATTACAAACAAATGACTCGTCTTTATTATTTGGTAAATTTATTTCCGCGCAAAGATTTGAATGTAAGATCCTCATTCCCTTGTCTTTATAAACTTGAGGAGCATTGTTATTTGCATTATCAGAAAAGAAAACGTATGGATATCCACTTTCAAATCTCTTTTTGATAATATCACCCCATACTTTTCTTTTTTGTTTATCTCCTTCTAACATCGATTTCATCCAATCGTCTGAAACACAAACTCCAATAGAGATATCTTGAATAGGATTACCTTCGCTTTTAATCTTTAGAAATTCTTCGATATCGGGATGATCTACTGGAAGATATGCAGCAAATGATCCTCTACGAACATTTCCTTGAGATACCACATGCATCAGCGTGTCGTAAATTTCCATGAAATGTACTGCCCCCGTAGAAACACCCCCAGAAGAAATAGCAGCACCTCGTCCACGAATATCTCCGAAATATCCTGAAGTTCCACCACCACCTTTTGTCATTATTCCTACTTCAGCAGCTTTTTCTAAGATACCTTCCATTGTGTCAGGAATATAAGATCCGAAACAACTAATAGGCAATCCTCTTTCTCTGCCGTAATTACTCCACAGAGGACTACTTAAAGAGTAAGCTCCCATAGAAATATACTTAATAAATTTATTATGATATTCTTCTCCTAGATATTTTTTAGCAGCATTAGCGATATCAGAAATGCGTTGTTCTGGAGTTTCATCTTTTACAAGATAACCTCTCTCCAGAAAAGTTCTAGAGTCTTTATTTAACCAATATATATTACTCATATTTTTATTTAAAATAATTCCGATTCGTCGAAACATTGATTCTTTTTAGCATAACCAGTATCTTTTGAATGGAAAAAATCAGTCATGTTGTTGCCCAATAATTCTTCTTGAAACCACATAGTAGCAGAAAGAATATCCTTATCTACCTCAAATACTTGAGGAAATCCAATTTGTACTAAAGACTCGTTTATACGATCCTTTACAAACTCTTTTAAAGTAATTGCATCTAAACCTTCTTCTTTAATTCCATTGATCATCCAATCAATAATTGCAGATTCAGATTCGAATGCTTCTTTAGCTTCTTTCACAATCTTTTGAGTAAGTTCTTCATCAAACAAATCTGGATATTCCTCACGAATAGTATTAATTAATTTAATGCCGACTAAGGCATGAATATTTTCTTCGTTACGAGTATAACGTACTTGCTGATCTGTATCCTTTAATACATTTTTAAAACGTGCAAACCAATTTATAACATAAAACTGGCTGAACAAAGATACATTTTCTACAAATAAAGTAAAAAGAATTAATGCATATAGATATTGTTTCTTGCTATCTTTATAAAAACGATGAGTATACTTACGAAGATACTTAACTCTTCCTTCGATCCATCCCAATTTAAGATTCTCTTCGAAAACATTCTCCAAACCCAATACAGAAATCAATCGTTCATACGCATTATTATGTATGACTTCTACATTAGCCATTACATATCCTAAATCTGATAGGCTGGGATGGGGTAAATTCTCTCCTAACTTAGCCCAGAAGGTCTTTACTGCTATCTCAATCTGACCAATCGCAGAAAGAGTTCTAATAACTATCTCCTTTTCTTTCTCTGAAAGATTAACTTTAAAGTCTTGAATATCTGAACTAAAATTAAATTCTTTATCTGTCCAAAACCCATTATGCATGGCTTCGATGAATTTATCTGTCCAAGGATAATGGTTAGGTTTACGCGAAATTTGTTCGTCAAATATCATAGCTTATATATTTAGATATAGTTGTACTAGTAAAAATAGTACTTAAAAAATCAATTAATTGGATAAATACTAACGTAGTGCAGAAATATATTCAGATACGTCTGGGTCTGATTTTTTAATACTACTATTTTCGTAAGTAGCTGTTTCTTCGTCATCTACAGAAAGAATCTCTTTTACTTTCTTATCGGAAACTTCTGGAAGACCTTCTTCAGATTTTAACAAATCTCTAATCTCTTTTACTTTATAACCCCGCTTAAGAAGATTCTTAGCTTGTCTAGAAACATATAAAGAATTGTATTTCTCTTCTGTTCCGTATTCTAATACCTTTTTATCGTAATATTCGTTACCAACAGTAATTACTTTACCAGTTATTAGACAACAAAGCTTATGAGACATGGTGCTATAGTAGCAGAAAACCCTTCGAAGTCCACCTAAAACACTTAAGAAATGAGTTCTGTAATTACATTACCAAAGTTATCAGTAAGCCTAAATTCTCTTCCGTTGTAATTGTATGTAAGCTTTGTATGATCAAAGCCCATAAGGCGTAGAATAGTTGCATGGAGATCGTGGATATGAACAATATCTTTTACTGCTGTTCCACCAGTTTCATCGGTTTCACCGTAACGCTGACCTCCTTTTACGTTTCCTCCAGCCATCCATACGGAGAAGGCTTTTCCGTTGTGGTCGCGTCCAGGTAGCCCCGCACCGCCGCCAGCAGTAACTGTACGACCAAATTCACCACCCCATATAACTAATACAGAATCTAATAATCCTCTCTGTTTAAGATCTGTAAGAAGTCCCGAAAATGCTTGATCATATCTAGACGCAGTAGTGGTCATAGCTCTCTTAATGTCGCTATGATGATCATAGCCACCTACACTTACCTGAACGAAACGAACTCCTCTTTCTACTAGTCTTCTAGCTATCATCATCTTATTACCTTCTTCGTTTCTACCATAAAGATCCTTTATATTTTCTGGTTCTTTTGTTAGGTCAAATGCATCAGTAGCTTCTGTCTGCATTTTAAATGCCGTCTCAAATGCCTCTATACGAGATTCTAACTGAATATCCTTTTGAAGTTTAGCCATATGCATTTGATTAAATTGTTTAGATAAATCTAATTGTCTTCTTTGTCTATCTAAAGTAGAAAATTCGCTACGAATGTTAGCTAGAATTTCTTCTGCTCGCATCGTTGATCTATACTGAACATTACATCCTTGATATATAGATGGAAGAAATGCACACTGTCTCCATTCGGGAGCACCATTTAAAGATATAAATGCTGGCATATTCTGATTTAAAGATCCTAAACCATAAGTAAGCCAACTCCCTAAACTAGGTTTTGGTAATTGTGTAGAACCAGTATTAAACATCTTTGCAGCAATTCCATGATCTGGAATATCTGTTTGCATAGAATTGATAATAGCAATATTATCCGCATGTCGGCCTAACTTAGACCACACTTCAGATATATTTAAACCAGATTTACCGAACTGTGGGAACTCAAAAGGAGAGGCTAATAGATTCCCAGATCCCGCTTTTTGTCCATCTCTCTTTTGTAGTTCTGGTTTATAGTCAAAAGTATCAACATGTGATGGCGCACCCGAAGCAAAAAGTTGGATAACGGCTTTTGCTTTGACTGGAAGTGGGGGTGCCTTTGCCTCGAAAGGAGATACAGCTTCAGCCGTTTGTGGGTCGATTCCTAACATTGCTGCTAATGATAATCCTCCAATACCCCAGCCGAAATCATTTAAAAAATCTCTTCTAGTATGGAACTCTGTTGGATGGTTTCCGCAATCTTTCATAAATTATTTTTTGTTTTTTGGTTTAGAACTCTTTGTTTTTTTCTGATACCACATATTACCAACTAAAGCATTAGGACCCATTTTATTAATATTACCCAAGAACTCTCCACCTCCATTAGGTAATACCCCGTCTCTACTCGGTCCTTGGGTGAGATTTGGAGAAAATTGAGGATACCTTTTAGCTAGTGTATACTCTTTTAAAAGCTTCTGTACTTTTTCATCAAACTTCATAAATGTATTTAACTAAATAATCTTATGGATCATAATTATTACAAGATATCTGATGTTTACAGGAATAGAATTCTAGGAGAAACCACGGGAGCTACAAATGATATGAAGAATTCGTATCAAACTACGGCTTCGATGCAGGGGCCAGGGAATGGGCCAGTAGCGGGGAGTCAAGGTGGGATGTCTCAGGGAGGTAATAATGTAATGTTCCCTGATGACCAAGAATTAAGTAATTCTCAAAAAGCTTCCATGCTGATAAAATTTTTTAAAATGGAAATAGATGACGGTACTTGGGACGAAGATGCCAAGACTAAATTTAAAAATTTATTAGATTACCTATTAGGATTTGAAGAATCAGACAAAGATAAGACCGAGGAAGAATTGATGAAGGCTGCTAGAGAAGCATCCTAATCCTTATTTAGACGATTCGTCTGTGCATGTATCATACTCATGATACTATCTGCATACCAACATATACATGAACAAGTAAAAGGAAAGACTATTAAATCTAATTCCCATCCTTCTGAAAGATATAATAAAGGAGACAAAATTAGACCTACCCAAAATCCCATACACAAACAACATTTATAAAGTTTTTCTAAACAGGGAAACCACGAAGATGTCTTCTTACGAAATGATTCTAAAATAGAACCATATTTAAAAATAAAACAAATACCTATTGCGGCTATCCAGTAGTATAAGATCATTGTAATTGAATATATTTAACGTCTTCGTGATTTGTTTTTGGGCCATACGGAAGTCTAACCTCTATAACATCTTCTCCTTTAATACGATTTTTTGTGTAGAAAGTAGGATATTCCGTATCTGCTACGAGTCCAGCAATTTCATTTTGTGATGGATTGCCTTCTGCAAATCCTAATACTATATCTGCAATAACATCATCCATCAATTTTCTGTTAAGAGAAAGAGATTTGAAATTTATATTAGAAGGATTTCTGCTAGAGATATCATCTATGTCTTGTCTGATACTAGACATAAGTGCTATAAATTCACGTCTAGTATCTCTATCCATATTATTCAAATCTATTCTATGAGGAGCTTTTACTTCTTCTGCTTCCTTATCAAATATTTCTGGATACTCTTCTGATGTATATTCGGGTTCCCTTTCAGAAGAGGGGATATAATCTTTTCTGGATTGAGGGACGTTAGGTTTTAATTCTGGTTTTTGAAAATGTCTTCCCTTATGCCTTCCAAATTTGTATCCAGTAGCATCACCAAAATCAGCATCTGGATTAAGGTTAATCTCTTGGATTACTTTTTCCAAATAAATTTTTTGGAGTTTAGATGAATCGCTGTCATTCATCTAACTATTTAATCCTTTAAGTTGGTGTTAAGAAAATTCTTAAGAAGATTTAATTCTCCTTTGGTTAAAACTACAGTACCTTCAAAATCATCTGTAATAGTAAATTTATCATTTTCTATTTCTGTTAAAACAGGACAGCAGGAACCAGTGCTGCACATAGTGTATTTAATCTTTTCTTGGCGGGTATTTGTTGTTTCCATACATTATTATTTACAATAAAAAATATATTTTCATTACAAATCAAATAATCTTATAGCTTTTTCTACTCCATTAATATTTACGATTAGATAATCTGTTGATTCTGTTAAAGGAGTAGAAGGGGAATACAATTCCGCATCTTTAATCATATCGGTAAACCCACCAGCTATAGAAATTATATTCGTAGCATTACCATTACCATCATCACCAGCACCATAGTATAATACTTGATCTACTTCATTAAATCCTAATTCTCCATTTAATAAACTACTAGGAGGCCCTACAGCTCCCCCCTTTCGTCTTTTTATTAAAATTTTCGATGGTAAATCCATTGTTTAGATATTTATTTGATATAATGGATTTTTCTATCATATTAAATAAAAAACCTCACAGGGATTGGACCTGTGAGGTTTTTTGTATTTTAAAGAATTATACTACTTAAAAATATTAAGCGTATATTAATCCACCATTTTCGATAGTAGGATCATCAGCAGTTAAACCACCATTTTCAACTGTTGGTGATAAAGTATCATAACCAGTTGGGTCATTATTTTCATCATAAACAGGAACACCCTGCCAATCTGGTGTATTATGATATGTAACAGTCCAGTTTGAATTAGAAGTTGGTACATATTGATGTTCAGTTGCAGCACCGTTATATGCCCACTGACCAAAATGTGTTCCAGTTATCTGATACTGCTGGGGTGTTGTCACACCCGCTAACCAATCAAGGTAGTCTATTTCATAACCTAATTCTTGTGCATGACTCCATAAGCTTCCATGATCAATTGATGCATTGTAGTCTTCCACGGGAAGGATAGTACCACCATATTTGTATACATCATAACCGTCATCAGTATAATACCCAGTTGAATTTGCGTTTGACCAAGCATCATAGGCAGCAGCAGCAGCAGCAGCAGCAGCAGCGGCAGCAGCA